AAAAAAAAACAAAGGAGGTAAGAGGGATGTATGAAACAACATATGACAGAGTATCACAAGAATTATGGAAGATGTGTAGAGAATATGGAGATAAACAAATATACAAATGGCTTTTGGATGTAATAAAGCTCCGAAAAGGAGAACATTATACAAAAGAATTAAGGAGAGAGGCAGATGAGGAGTAGATTTGAAAGAATGCAAAAATATATCAAGAACTTTGAAAAGAGAATGGAAAAGGCCGAAAAAGAAGGCAATTTAGATGAAATTTTAATGTTAGATTCTGAATGGCATGATAGTTTGGCACTAAGGCAAGGTATTGGTGGTGGCTATGAAATATGGGAAGACGAAGATTATTAATTAAGGAGGTTTTACTATGGATAAGGTAATTGAGTATCAAACAATTCAAAATCAGGCAATTATTGATAATTTAAACATTAATCAAGTACATGCAACTATGCAAAAAATAACTCAATTTCAGAAAGTGATTCAGTCAACATTACATCAAAATCACGACTTTGGAGTTGTGCCTGGGAGCTCAAAACCTACGCTTTTAAAGCCAGGAGCAGAAAAAATTCTTATGCTTTTAGGTTTGACAAGTGAATATGAACTTATAGAAAAAGTTCAAGACTATGAAAATGGATTCTTTGCATTTACAGTTAGATGCAAACTCTACAAACAAGACCAACTTATAACTGAAGGTTTAGGCCATTGCAATAGTAAAGAGAGAAAATATCAAAGTGAAAAAGTTGATCCATATACAATAGCAAATACTTGCTTAAAAATGGCTAAAAAAAGAGCTCAAATAGATGCAACATTAACTGTAGCAAGTTTAAGTGATATTTTCACTCAGGACATAGAAGATATGGATTTAGAAGGAAATTCAGTAACACAAATAAGTAGTATGAAAAGAGAAATGAAGCCAGCAAGTAAAAGCCAAATTGCTTATATTCAATCAATGCAAAAAAAGCTGAATATAAATGATGAACAATTACAAAGTATGTTAGCTAAATACAATGTAGATGCATTAGAGAAATTAAATTCAAGTGAAGCATCACAACTTATAACTGAATTACAAAACATAAAGATTGAAGGGCAATAGAAAAAGCCCTGGGCAAAAGGGCTTTTCAATAGAACCGTTTGGTGCGGGAGCCGCCACTCCCTGCACCCTCATTATACCAGAGAATATTAAATTTTTAAATGGGGGATTTAAACAATGAAACGAAAGAAACTACTTTTTATTCTGGCAATTTGCATAGTTTCCTCTTTTACTATTATATCCATCATAAATAGAACTTATGCAACTAAAAAAGAAAAAAATTTGAAATATGAAATATACATTGTGCAACAAGGGGATACCCTTTGGAAGATTGCTAAACGATACACAGATGGAGATCCAAGAAGGCTTATATATGAAATCAGAAAACACAACGATATATCACCAATTATAAGACCAGGACAGGAAATTAAGATACCAGTAAGAAAATTAAGAAAATAAGGATGGAGGGGTACAAATGAAGGATTTAAAAATAATTGATGAAAGAGAAGTATTAGGGAAAAAGTTTAGAATTTACGGGACACCAGAGGAACCTTTGTTCTTAGCAAAAGATGTGGCAGAGTGGATTGAGTATGATTTATCTAGTGTTCATAAATTAGTAGCTTTAGTTGAGGATGATGAAAAGGTTCGGAAGAATGTTCCGACCCTTGGCGGAGAACAAGAAATGTGGTTTTTAACCGAAGATGGCTTATATGAAGTTCTTATGCAGAGCAGAAAGCCTATAGCAAAGCTATTCAAAAAGAAAGTTAAAGAGATTCTGAAAGATATTAGGAAACATGGAATTTATGTAACAGATAAAGTACTAGAAAAAACACTTGAAGATCCAGACTTTATGATTGAACTTCTTACGAAATACAAAGAGGAAAAACAACGAAGGCTTGAAGCAGAAAGAATAAACAATATTCTAATGCACGTCAATAAAACCTATACAGCAACAGAAATAGCAAAGGAATTAGGTTTTAAATCAGCAATAGCACTTAATGAGGACTTAGAAAAAAAGAAGATCCAGTTTAAGCAAAATGGTACATGGGTGCTATATAGCAAATATGCAAACAGAGGATATGTAGAAATTAAACAAGAGGTATTAGACAATGGCAAAGTTATTTATCACAGAAGATGGACTCAATTAGGAAGAGAGTTTTTATTAAAACTCTATGACAAGGTTGAAAAGGAGGCAATGTAAGATGGTAGAAAAGTTTGAAAATTTACCAAGGACAGAGCAGATAGGCATATTCATTGATACAAAGGTAGGTGAAAATGTAGGATATGGACAAGTTCGAAGTCAAAAGAGAATGGCACTATACAATAGTTGAAAATCATATTTTAGAAGTTAATTTAAGCACACAAGCGAAACTACTGTATGTAATTCTTTGTAAATATGCTAATAGAAATAAAGAATGCTTTCCAAATTATGAAACTTTAATGAAAGATATTGGAGTTAAATCTAAAGCAACATTATCTAATGCATTAAAAGAACTAACAAGTATAGGGGTTTTAGAGATAATAAGTGGCAAAGAAGAAGGGAGAAGTAATATTTATATAATTAAAGATAATCCACTGGACTGGATAGGGTGTACAGCAAATGAACAGGGGTGTACAGCAAATGAACAGGGGGGTGTACAGCAAATGAACAGGGGGTGTACAGCTACTGTACACGAACTAAAACCAATTAACTATAACCAAAAAGAACTAAATAGTAGTTGTAGTAGTAATAGCACCGACGTGGGAGAAATTTATAAATATTATGAGCAAGCAGGGTTCGGATTAATCAATCAAAAAGCAGCAGAGTTTTTAGATGCAATGGTTGAAGTGTACTCTAAAGAGTGGGTAATGAAAGCTATAGATCAAGCTGTTAAGAATGCAAAGTACAACCTAAAGTATGTTGAAGGGATATTAATGAATTGGAAACGAAATGGTGGAATACAAGAAAATAGGTCCAAAAAAGAAACAAAAATAACTTCAAAAAAAGTAGTTCAACACCCATATATAAATTACAGTGGGCAAAGACAATACGATGCAAATGAACTGGAGAAAAAACTATTAGGGAAGGGAGAGTTAAGTAATGGGTAATGATGTTTTAAAGATATTAAAAGGTGGATATATGACAATTGGAGAGGTAAGAACAAAGCTTCAGAAAGCAAATGAAGACGAGTTAAGACAAGCGATAATAGATTTCATTATAGAAAAGATGAGGGAGGAGAGATAAATGAAAATCGGAGTGATTCACCCTAATTGGCAAAGAAGTGAATGCTTCAAGGAGTGTCAAACATTAGAGGAGGCAAAGGAGCTAGCTCTACAATATACAAGAATGTTTGGTTGGGCAGAAATCATTGAGTATGAAACTATAGAAGAATATGATAGGGAGGAAATAAGAAATGATAGATAAACAATATGGCAAATATATATTAATTTGCGATTATTGCGGAGAAGAAAGAGAATTTAGCACATTTGATGAGGCGTTGAAATATAAGAGAGAAAACAGTTGGAAAAGTATCAAACATACAGATGGCTGGGAGACAATATGTGAAGAATGCAGAAAGGAGATTGAAGAATTATGAAATCTTACAACAACACAGATAATTTTCAAAAGAGATTACACACAATCGAAATTGTTTTTCAAACAATGGAGTATAAAGGCACAGCAATAATGGAAATGAAAACACGAGGTGCATTAGGGTACGAAGTTATAAATTTTATAGACTTTGAGGATATATGTGAGGATGACTTTAAAGAAAACAATGTGGGTTTTAGATTGCTTGGGGAAGACGATGACGGCAACGAATGGTTTAGAATGATACTAAAAAATGATGAAGGGGGAGCTCTCTTTGTGGAAGATGAATTAAGTTATTTGCCAAATTATGTTGTGAAAGTTGAAATAATAGACTGCAAATTAATATAGGAGGGTAAGATAAATGAACAAGGCAATACTTATCGGCAGACTAACAAAAGACCCAGAACTAAAATTTACGCCATCTTCAGGAATAGCAGTTGCGAATTTCACACTTGCAGTAGATAGAAACTATACCAACCAAGAAGGCAAGAGAGAAGCAGACTTCATACCAGTTATTTGCTGGAGAAAACTTGCTGAAAATGTAGCAAATAACCTAACAAAAGGAAGGCTTGTTGCGGTTTCAGGCTCTATACAAACAAGAAAATATCAGGCCCAAGATGGCTCGAATAGATATGTAACAGAAGTTGTTGCAGAGGAAGTAAAATTCCTTGATTGGCCAAAGGATAAACCTCAAGAGAATATACCAGACAATTTTGTTGAAGTAGAAGGAGAAGAATTACCATTTTAAAAAAGGGGGATTAAAATGGATAGGTATAAAGAATTTATAGATATTATACTTGAGGAAAAAAACAGTTGAACGAAAAAAGATAAGAGAAAAACTTGGAGTAAAAGATAGTAATTTAAACACATACCTGACTAATGCTTGGAAGCAAGGGTATGATATAGAGTTTGAAGGACCAAGACATAAAAGACTATATGTATATAAAGGTAAGTTGCCTAAAAAACAATATATAAGTGTGGATGAGCTAATAGAAAAATTTAAGGGAAAAGAAATTCACAAAAATATTTTAGTTGATGTTGCGATAAATGATACAAAATGGCAAACAAAAACAATAAAAGCAATAATACAGCAAGTAAGTAAGGCTGGAGTTAAGGTGGTGGGGATATGAATAATAAGGAAATATTAGAAATAAGAAAACAGGTGCTGAGCATAGCAACAAGCTTGGCATTGCAGGAAACAGAAAGAACAGGAGAAGATTATTCCAAAGCCTTAAACAAGGCATTAGATGAAGCTTGCATTAGGCTTGGTATAGAACACAAAGAATTCATCAAGATGTTTATATAGGAGGACCAAAGATGGAGATGTTGATTTTAGAAAAGAATGATGAATACATAGATATGTTTTACAAGCTCCATGAGGAAGTAGATGAGCTTAGTTGCGAACTTATCAAACATGTTACAGAGAAGGAAGAAACTAAATTGAAGATAGCTGAGGAAACACTGGATGTAATACAAGTTTGTATAGGCATATTGGACAAGCTTGAACAGGAAGGAATAGACATAGCAAATGAGATAGAAAAGCATAATATGAAATTGCTAAGAAGAGGATGGAGATATAAGTCGGTTTTACATATGGAAAGAGTATAAGGGGGGATAAAAATGATAGACAAACAATATGGTAAATATATATTGGCTTGTGATTTTTGTTTTGAAGAAGCACATAAAAAGTTTGATTGTTTTAAAGATGTTGTCGAATATAAGAAGAAAAAGAAGTGGAGAACACAGAAGATAAAAGATGAATGGACAGATGTGTGTCCAAATTGCCAAAGAAATATATATTGAGTTGGAGGTAGCACAATGACAGATTGTGAAGTAAAGGGAAATTGTAAAAGCTATGAACAAGGCAAATGTTGGATATGTGAAGATTATAGCCTATATTTGCCAGAGGATAAAAGAATCCTCTGCAAAAGACAAATAAGACAAAGAGAGGAAAGGAAGATAGCAAAGAAAATGAAAAAGGAAAGTGAAGCGAGTAAGAGAGGAAAGAGAGCCAAAAGAAAAGGTTATACAGGTGAAAAAGAAGTAGTAGAACTACTAAAACAATATGGAATAGAAGCGGAAAGGGTGCCTCTTTCAGGAGCACTTAAAACAACAAAATATAGCTGTGATGTAGTAGCAAAAATTAATGGAGAAGAAAAAAGGATTGAGGTAAAAAGAAGAAAAGCGGGTTTAAATACAATATACAAGTGGTTAGAGCAGGATAAAAATAGCGATATGCTTTTTATGCGACAAGATAATAAAGGGTGGCTTGTATGTATGCCAGTAGAAGAATTTATATCCTTGATTAAGGAGGAATAATATGTGTTGGAAATGCAAACATCTTTATTACATAGATGGACAAGCGAGATGTGAATTAGATTATAGGGAATTAAGTTTAGCGGATATGGCAAATGATGAATGTGTTGTTAAGGGGGTTAAGAAAGATGAACAGAGCTATGAGAAGGAAGATGGAAAAACAGGTGAGGTCGAAGCTAACAGATAAACAATTTCAAGAATACAAAAATTGGTCAGTAAATGCAACAATAGAAGAGGAAGTAGTAAGAAGATGCGATAATGTTTGGGGAAAAATGACCAAGGCACTAATAGAAGTAATGAGAGAAAACAGGATATCAGAAGAAAGAACACAAAAGATGCTTGAAGAAATGGCAAAGAGATTAAGAAAAATAGTAAATGAAGAGAAGGGGGATTTACAAAATGAACAAGTATAAAAGAGACTATTTGCACGAACAAGAAAGAAAAGATATGATGATGTTTGCAGCTCTAATGGGTGGAGTTGAACATATATCAAATGCTTGGTTTGATAGAGGAATTATAACAAAGGATATGAGGAAATGTCTCAAAACAGCTCATACATATTTGATGAAATTCTTTGAAACAAAAACTAATGAATTAAATGACAAAGAAGTAAAAAAACTTTTAGATAAAATAAAAGATTTTGACGTGGTACTACTTGAAAATGAAAAAATAAAGAAAATGAGAGAGGAAGCAGAGAAAGAAAATCAATGGGTAAAGCTTTATAGAGATGAGTTTGAAGATTGGTGTGAAGAAATTATGAATGTGAATTGTAAGAATTGTAAAAAGTACCATTCGGAATGCAAGTTACACGATATATTTGCTGCGAATAGAGTTCCTGAAAGTGGGTTTGGACTTAACAATTGTAGATATGCCTATTTAGAGATAGAGAAGAGAAGAAGGGGAGCTTAAAGATGGCCTTAGATATGCAAGATATAGGACAAGCTATATTTGAAACAGCGAAGAGGATAGAAAAAGGGACAAATGAACTCTACAAATATGCAAAGGCATATGCAGAAGCTGAAAGGGAGTATAGGCTTGCACTGGCAAAAGAAATAGTAAAGCTTAAGGATGAGAAAATGCAAGCCACTCTCATTCCTGATGTAGCGAGGGGGAATGTGGCAGAGCAGAAATATAAAAGGGACTTGGCAGAGGTATCATATAAAACAGCGAGGGACATGTTGGAAGGTCTAATGGCAGAAATGAGCGGACTCCAAACGATATATAAGAAACAGAGTGAAGTGTGAGGGAGGTAAAGTGATATGAGCCCAGAAGTTGCAAGGTTGGCATATAGAGCAATAATCGACATTAACCAAGCAAGTGGATGTAGTGATTATTGTTGTAGAGAATGTGAGAAGTTCAATGAATGCAGTTTCAAATGTGAGGGAAACCCAGAAAAATGCGGACAGGCATATATCAAATTGAGGTGATGACATGATAAGAGATGACATATTCAGAAAAACAGAAGGAATGTTGTATAGGTATTACAACTATAAGAAAAAATTAGGTAGAATGAAACATAAAATAGAGATATTAGAGCAAAAAAGACAAAAGTTAAGTGAAGATTTAAGAAATACAAATATAGTACTAAAAAGTGATTTGCAAAGTATTACATACGATAAACCATACATACAAAGCAATAATGATAATTCAAGTCAAGCAGAAAGAGAGTTAGAAAGAGTTATAACAAGATTAGAGGAAGAGCTTAAGAAAACAATAAAAGAAAAATTGAAGTTAAGAGCAAAGGTAATAAATATAGAGGCAGAAATAGCAGACATAGAATATGCAATAAATCAAATGAATGAGGAAGCAAAGAAGATTATAGAAATGAAGTATGGTGATGGATGCAGTTTATATGTTATTGCAGATAAATTAAATATGGGGAAAAGTACAGTATCAAGAAAAAGAGAGGAAATAATAGAGGACTTTGCTAAATATTTTGAAATGAAACGTGGGACAAAAGTGGGACAAAGATGGGAAAAAAACAAATAAATTTATGGTATTCTAATTATAAGAAATAAACTCCCAACGAACTCAAGTTAATCTCCCCCGAGCACCTTAGAAGGTGCTTATTTTTTTAGAAAGGAGTTGAGGAGAGGTGGGAAAGAAGAAACCAAAGAAGAAGGAGAGGAAAGAACACCTCTCCTTTCGTGATATAGAGGAGCTTATGCAAAATGGTCATGTATATAAAAGACACAAGGGAGCATATAGGCAGATAAGATAGTAAGGAATATATAACTTATATATTAGCATAAATATTATAGGAAAATATGAAAGGGGGAATAAAAAATGTTTGGGAAGAAAGAAGAAGATAAATATTTAGATCTCACACCAGAACTTAAAAAAATGTACGGAAAGAATTGGAAGTTAATATGTGCTATAGAAAGAAATACAAAAGCACTTGAAGATATAACTGAACAACTGAAGAGAATTAATGAAAAATTAAACAGATAAAGAGCTCTTAATAGGGCTCTTTTTTCATGCTATAAAAGTAGGTGAGATAATGGCAAGGGAGTTTGCAAAGAAGTTCTACAGTAGCAAAGAGTGGAAAGAATGCAGAGAAGGATATAAAAAATTGGTTCATGGATTATGCCAACGTTGTGGCAAACCTGGGGATATAGTTCATCATAAGATAAAACTAACACCACAGAATATAAACAATCCAGAAATAACATTAAGCTGGGATAATTTAGAGTTGTTATGTATAGATTGCCATAACAAGGAGCACATGAGCAAATACAGTACAACAAGAGAAGATGTGATGTTTGGAGAGGATGGGGACTTGGTGCAAGCCCCCCTATAACTGCGGAAGGAATGGGGTAGCCGACACCGTGCGTCCTACCTTCGAATAACACACAAGTTGTTCTATAAGGGGGTGTGGTATAAAAAATAAAAAACAGACATAAAAGAGAGGTGAAATTTAATGAGAGATAAAGCGATAAAAAAGGATTTATCAAAAGAAGAAAGGATAAATCAGGAAGTAAAAAGACTTAACAAGATTTTCAGTAAGATAGATACTAAGACAAAAAAAGCAGTACATTCTCTTATTGAAAATGCTGCATTTATGTCTGTTACTTTAGATGATTTACAAAAAGAAATTATAAAAAATGGGGTTGTAAGTGAATATCAGAATGGAGAGAACCAATGGGGAACTAAAAAAAGCCCAGAGGTTGAAATATATAATACTATGATAAAAAATCACATGGCTATAATGAAACAATTAGCGGACTTATTGCCAAAAGAAGAAATCAAACAGGAGGATGACGGATTTGAGGAGTTCGTGAATAGTAAATGAGTAGGAAGATAACATATCCATTTGCATATAATCCTATACTTGAATATTGGGAACAAATAATAACTGGGAAAGTTGTAGTAAGTCGCAAGGTTTATAAAGTATATGAGGAACTTGCAAGAATAATAAGTGATGCTAATAGTGAATGGGAATACAACCCAAAGAAGGCTAATCACGCTATTGAATTTATTGAAAATTACTGTAAACACAGTAAAGGTAAAATGGGTGGTAAGCCTTTTATTATGGAGTTGTGGCAAAAGGCATTAGTAGCAGCTACATTTGGTATAGTTCATAAAATAGATGGCACAAGGAAATATCAAGAAGTCCTATTAATAGTAGCGAGAAAGAATGGGAAATCCACATTAGCTGCTGCAATAGGATTATATTTAATGATTGCAGATGGAGAGCCAGGAGCAGAAATATATGCAGCAGCAACAAAAAAGGACCAAGCCAAAATAATATGGCTTGAAGCAAAGAGAATGGTAAAAAAATCACCGTCACTTTCTAAAAGAATTAAGACATTAGTGGCAGAGCTTACGAGTGAATTTAATGATTCATCATTTAAACCATTAGGAAGTGATTCAGATACATTAGATGGACTTAATGTTCATGGAGCTTTGCTGGACGAAATACATGCTTGGAATGATAAAAATCTTTATGATGTCATTGTAGATGGTACAACAGCAAGGGAACAACCGTTAATATTTATAACAACAACAGCAGGAACTGTAAGAGAAAGTGTGTATGACATTAAATATGATGAGGCTGAAAAGGTTATAAATGGGTATAATGACGAAAATGGATATAAAAACGAAAGATTATTACCTATCATTTATGAACTTGATAAGAGGGAAGAGTGGACTGATGAGAAATGCTGGCAAAAGGCTAACCCAGGGTTAGGAACTATAAAAAGCATAGACCAATTAAGAAATAAGGTTAATAAGGCGATTGCAAATCCTTTACTTGTTAAAAATCTATTATGCAAAGATTTTAATATAAGAGAAACGACGTCAGAAGCATGGTTAACATTTGAACAACTAAACAATCCTGCTACGTACGATTTAGGAAGGTTAAAGCCTAAATATGGTATAGGTGGAGCTGATTTATCATCTACAACTGACTTAACTTGTGCAACAGTTATATTTATGGTTAGAGGAGATAATACAATATATGTAATGCAGATGTATTGGTTGCCAGAGGATTTATTGGAGCAAAGGGTATTGGAAGATAAAATTCCGTATGATATATGGAGAAATATGGGACTTTTAAGAACAGTACCAGGGAATAAGGTTCATTATAAGTATGTAACTGAATGGTTTTTAGAGGTTCAAAATCAATATGGGATATATATACCTTGGATAGGATATGATAGTTGGTCAGCTACTTATTGGGTAGAAGAAATGAAAAGTTATTTTGGTGAAGAAAGTATGGAACCAGTTATACAAGGCAAGAAAACATTATCAGGGCCAATGAAAAATATGGGTGCAGATTTAGAAGCAAAAAGAATTAATTATAACAATAATCCAATATTAAAATGGTGTCTTTCTAATACATCAATTGAAATAGATAAGAACTTAAATATACAGCCAAGTAAATCACAAAATCAAAGAAGGCGTATAGATGGAACAGCAAGTTTATTAAATGCGTATGTAACATTAGAAAGACATTATGAGGACTATCAAAATATGATATGAAGGGAGGTGTGATGATTGGGATTATTTCAAAGGATATTTGGAAACAAAAATACAACACAACAATCAACAACACGCTACGAACTTATAACCGATTATGGTAATGGGTTCTATGCGTGGGATGGAAACTTGTATAAAAGTGATTTAGTTAGAGCTGCAATTAGGCCTAAAGCTCAAGCAATAGGCAAGCTTAATGCAAAGCATATTAGAGATTATAATGGAGAATTTAAAGTTAATCCAGAGCCATATTTAAGGTTATTGCTTGAAGAACCTAATCCATTTATGACAATGCAAATGCTATTAGAAAAATTAACAATTCAATTAGCACTCAATCACAATGCATTTGCATATATAAAACGTGATGCGTTAGGCTATGCACAAGAAATATATCCTCTTCCTGCAACTTCTGTTGAAGCAATAGAAGGTAAGGAAGGGGATTTATATTTAAGATTTACTTTTGCGAATGGTAAAAGGACAACAATTCCTTATATAGACATTATACATTTGCGAAGGGATTTTAATGAGAGCGATTTATTTGGAGACCCTCCACAGGCAACTTTAAAAAATTTAATGGAAGTTGTTAATACAACAGACCAAGGAATAGTAAAAGCAATAAAAAATTCGATGATTATAAAATGGCTATTGAAATTTAAGAATGTATTAAGACCAGAAGATAGAGATATGGAAGTTGAAAGGTTTGTTGAGTCTTTCTTGTCTATAGATAAAGGTAAAGGAGTTGCAGCAAGTGACCCACGTTACGATGTGGAACAAATAAAGTATGAAAGCTATGTTCCTAATGCGGCTCAAATGAAAGAGACCACTCAGAGGATATATAGCTTTTTTAATACAAATGAAAATATAATTCAATCAAAATTTACAGAAGATGAGTGGAATGCATATTACGAAGCTGAAATCGAACCACTGTCAAAACAGTTAAGTGGAGAATTTACAAGGAAAATATTCAGTAAAAAAGAAAGAGGGTTTGGGAACAAAATTATATTTGAAGCAAACAGCCTTCAATATGCCTCAACTTCTACTAAATTGAACTTGGTTCAAATGGTAGACAGAGGAGCATTGACACCAAATGAGTGGAGAGAAGTAATGAATTTGGGACCAATTGAAGGTGGAGACAAACCTATAAGACGTCTTGACACAGGCGTTGTAAAAACAGAGGAAGGAGGTGAGGAAAATGAAGGAGAAGGAATTAAGGCAACTGGTTAATGAAAGAATTGAGGTTAGAGAAGAACAAAATCAAGAGAGAAGAACAATAGGAGGTTATGCACTAAAATATAATTCTCCTACTCTAATAAGAGATAGGTGGGGGGATGAATGGCTTGAAGAATTTGCTCAAGGTGCATTTGACAAATCTATTGAAAAGAAAAACCAAAAAGCTTTATGGAACCATGATTCATCAAAACCATTAGGAAGTGTCAAAGCAGGGACATTAAGATTCATACCAGACATTACAGGGTTACATTATGAAATTGACTTACCTAATAATTCATGGGGAAATGATGTATATGAAATAGTAAAACGTGGTGATGTAGATGGTTCATCATTTGGGTTTATTCCTATAGATGATGTTTGGTCTAAGGTTCAATATGAAGGTAGAGAAGTTTATAAAAGGAGCATAATTGAAGCAGAGCTTATCGAGGTTTCACCTTGTACTTTTCCAGCTTACGATTCAAGTTCAATAAGTAGTAGAAGTTTTCAAGATTTTAAAGATAGTTTAAAAGATTTACAAGAAAAACAAGAGCTAAGAAAGAAAGCTCAAAAAATAAATTTAGAAATTATAAGTATGATAGGAGGAATTAAAAATGAATAAGGAAGCTATATTAATAAGAATGAAGGAAATTGCAGAAGAAATCATCAAGGAAGGGGCAGACGTAAACAAACTTGAACAAGAAGCAAATGAATTAAGAACAAAATTAAAAGCTATTGAAGAAAGAGAAAGAATATTAAAAGAAGCACAAAATATAAATAATGGAACAGGTAATGTAATTGATTCTATTAATAAGACAGAAGAAAGAGAAGATAAGTATTCAACATTAGAATACAGAAAAGCTTTTAGAGAATATTTAAAAACAGGTGTTGTGTCAGAAGAATTAAGAGCAAATGCAACAACAATGACTACAGACATTGGAGTAGTTATCCCAACAACTATAATGAATGAAGTTGTTCAAAAGATGAAGGCTTCAGGACAAATTTGGGAAAGAATTAGAAAAACTGCTTTCAAGGGTGGAATTAAGATACCAACAGCTTCAGTTAAGCCTGTAGCAACATGGCAAGCAGAAAATACATTGGCTGACAAACAAAAGAAAACTATTAATACCTATATTGAATTTGGTTACTATAAACTTCAATGTAGAATTGCAACAAGCTTAGAATCTGATACAGTATCACTTGATGTTTATGAAAAGACAATTGCAGCTGACATAGCAGAAGCAATGATTATAGCAATTGAAAAGGCTGTAATAAGTGGTACAGGAAGTGGAATGCCAAAGGGTATTATAAATCATACATCAGAAATTCCAGCAGAACAACAAATAACAATGGCATCAGCTGATATGGGTAAATGGGATAAATGGAAGAAGAATGTATTTGCTAAGATTCCATTAGCTTATGAAGGTAAGGGACTGTTCATAATGTCAAAAGCTACATTTGAAGGTTATATTGATGGAATGGTTGATAATAATGGACAACCTATTGCAAGAACAAATTATGGTATAACAGGAGCTCCTGTTAGAAGATTTGGTGGATATGATGTATTGGTTGTTGAACCAGATTACTTACCAAATTATGATACTGCAAATGCTGACGATGTATTTGCTATATTTGTTGACTTAAATGAGTATGTGTTTAATTCTAATATGCAAATGACAATGAAAAGATACTTTGATGAAGACACAGACGAGTGGATTGATAAGGCGACACTTATTGGAGATGGTAAGTTAAGAGATGCAAACGGTGTATTATTAATAAAGAAAGGTGCTTAATTAAGAGGAGGATTATCCTCCCCTTTTTATTTTAAGAGGGTGATTAAATGCTTTTAGATAAAATTAAAATTGCATTAAGAATAGATGGAAATGATTTAGACGAAGAAATTTTAGACTTAATATATGCAGCAAAAGCTGATTTAAAATTAAGTGGAGTATTAGAAACAAAAATAGTTGATACAGACCCACTTATTATTAGGGCAATAACAACATATTGTAAAGCAAATTCAAGTTCGGATAATAACGAAGCAGAAAGGTACCAAAAATCATATGAAATGATAAAAAATCATTTGACTTTATCTCAAGAATATATTAGAGAGTGATGAAGAAATGAAAATAAACGATTTACGACATAGAATTACACTACAAAAACTTGAAATGGTCCAAGATAGTTATGGTCAAGCTACTGAAAACTGGGTAGATGTAGTAACTGTATGGGCAGCTGTAAACCCAATATCAGGTCGTGAATTTTTCCAAGCTGAAACGATAAACAGCGAAGTTACGCATAAAATCCTAATCAGATATAGAAAAGGTGTAGAACCTTCAATGAGAGTTAAATTCAAGGATAGGATATTCACAATTTTATCGGTTATAAACTTTCAGGAAAAAAACGAAGCTCTACAGCTCATGTGCAAGGAGCTGATAGAATGAGTTACAAAATTCAAGGAATGAGAGAACTACAAAGAAGCTTAAAAAGGCTTGGAGATGTACCACAAAAATATGTAACTAAAGCTGCAAAACAAGGTTCAACAATCTTATTAAAAGCAGCAAAACAAGGTGGCTGGGTTGACCGGTCAGGGAACTTAAGAAAAGGGATAATATTAAAAGGTGAAAAGTCGAAGTTAAAAGGGAAAAAAGTATATCAAGTAACATTTGATACAGCTTACAATGATGTTTTTGTAAAAATATCAAAAACAGGAAAAAGAGCATATTATCCCGCTTCACAAGAATATGGATTTAGAACCAGAAATGGAGGATATGTTCCTGGATTTCATTTTATGAAAAATGCTGTTGTAGAAAATCAAGCAAAAGTAGAAAGAAAAATAATAGATGTGATGTCAAAAGAAATTGATAAAGCCTTAAAGTAGGTGAGAGCGTGAATTTTGAAGAAGCTTTGAGATATGAATTGAATTCTATAGATGAAATAAAAAACAAAATATATCCTTTATATGCTCCGCAAGAAGTAATAAGTCCATTTTTAGTATATAAGAAAACGATGCTTAAATACTTAATGACTATAGATGGTAGATTAAATGGAATAGAAGCAGAATATGGACTTGTATTAATTACAAAGACTTATGCGGAAGCTCAAAATATTTCTAAAAAAATAATGGATGTTGTATTTGATATGTTTGCAAGGAATATAGGTGATAATGGTCCTTATATACAAGCTATTGAAATTGTTAATTTGGGTGATGAATATGAATATGAAACAGAGTGTTTTAGAACTAATTTTAAAATTGAAGTAAAATATTAGGAGGTGTATAGTATGGCAGTAAGAGCATTAGGAACAGTTCTAAAAATAGGAACTGGAGCAGAAGCAAAGACAGTTGCAGGACTAACAGAAATAGGGGGACTTGAACTATCGGCAGACACAATCGATACCACAACACTTGATTCAGAAGGTGGATACAGAAAATTTATAGGTGGTTTCAAGGATGCGGGAGAAGTATCTTTGAGTGGTTTTTTTGATCCAGAAACAGGCAATGGACAAAAGGAACTATATGACGCATTTGAAAGCGGAGCGGAAACAGATTTTGAAATTGTATTTCCAACTGCACTTGGTGCAAAGTGGACCTTCAAAGGTGTTGTAACAGGTTTCAAGACTGGTGCTTCTCTTGAGGACCCAGTTTCGTTTGAAGCCACAATAAAAGTAAGTGGAAAGCCGACTTTAGTTGTGTCCTAATTTAATTTAGGAGGTACTAAGGTATTACCTGCCTTAGAAAAATGGCTCTAAAATGATTTAAAGCGGGAACGATATTATCCCGCTTTTATCATTTTTTGTCGAAGAAAGGAGAGATAAGATGTTTGTACCAGTTCAACTTGATAAAATGAGAAATCTTAGATATGGAATGAAGGCAATATCACTTATAGAAAAAAAGTTTGGAAAAAGTATATCAAAAATAGATATGGATGATATGACTATGGAGGAAATAGCAACTTTTATTTGGGCTGGGCTTGTCCACGAAGATAAGGAATTAACACCGGACAAGGTTATGGAAATAGTTGATAATTTTTCAACTGTTCAAGCTGTAATGGAAAAAGTATCGGAAGCTATGAACTTAGCATTTGGTGGAACTGTTGAAAAAAAGTAATTGAAGGCAGCAATGAGGATACTGAATTTAATATTTATGAGTATCTTCAAGCTGCCACTTTAGCAGGAATAACTTTTAGTCAGTTTTGGGAGCTAACACCTTACGAAATAAGCCTTATTGTTAAGGTTAAAAATGAAATAAAGGAAGAAGAAACAAAAGAAAAAATAGCCATAGCATATATGACAGCTCTTTGGACAGCTCAATGGTTCTCAAAGAGAAAACCTAAGCCACTTGATGAAATATTGCAATTAAAGGTTAGAAAGGAAATGACAGATGAGGAAATGTTAACACGAGTAAAGAACCTAAATGCCATCTTTGGCGGAGAGGTGGTGAGAGAGGATGGCAACTAAAAATATACTTATTCGTGGTGGTGCAGACTTTAGCGGAGTTAAAAAGGAATTACAAAAAACACAGCAACAACTGCAATCATTCCAAAATGGTGTAAGTAGTGTAATGAAGAAAATAGGAATGGTTCTTGCAACTATTGGAATAGGAAAAGCAATCAAAGATGCAACAAAAGAAGCAATGAGTTTTGAAGCAAGTTTTCAACAAATAGGACGTATTATGGGAGCAAATGCAGGAGAATTTACAAAATGGGCTAATTCTCAAGCATCAGCACTTGCTATGTCAAAAGGAGAACTTATTAAATATGGTGCAGTATATGGGAACCTAATAAGCGGTTTTGCAAAATCAACTGGAGAAACAATGCAATATACACAAGATTTATTAAAGGCAAGTTCAGTAATTGCAAGTGCGACAGGTCGCTCAATGGAAGATGTTATGGAGAGAATCCGCAGCGGTCTTTTAGGTAACACAGAAGCAATTGAGGATCTTGGAGTAAATGTCAATGTTGCAATGCTTCAATCAACTGAAGCATTCAAAAAGTTTGCAAATGGCAAGTCGTGGCAACAGTTAGATTTTCAAACACAACAACAAATAAGACTAATGGCTATTTTAGAGCAGACAACTAAAAAATATGGCACAGATTTGATGAATAATACAGCAACAGCTCATGCAAGGTTTATAGCAGAACTTAAAAATCTTCAACTTGCTTTAGGACAGGCATTTCTACCAATATATCAAGCGGTTTTACCTGCACTAACTGCCTTTATACAAAAAATAACTCAAGTATTTAGTATAATAGCTCAATTTTCTCAAGCACTTTTTGGAAAGCCATCAGAACAAAAGCAACAAGTGGTAAATACTCAAGCACAGTCAAAGGCACTTGGTGGAGTAGCAAAGGGGTATGACAAGGTCGGTAAAGCAGCTAAAAAGGCAAAGGGACAGCTTGCTGGATTTGATGAATTGAATACATTAGGGAAAGGTACATCAGAAACAGGAAGTGGTGGAGCAGGTGAAGGAACAGCAGGTACAGAAATACCTGCAATGGATATGAATGTTCAACCTCTATCTAATAGTATGGTGGAGGTTAGTGAGAATATAAAGAAAACTGTTGATAATATAAAGGCGAAGATAGAAGAATTTAAAGCATTTTTTGAAGAAAATAAAGTCGCTATAATATCAGTTTTATCAGGTTTAGCAGCAGGTTTTGCAAGTTTTTGGGTGATGTCTAACTGGGGAACAATAACAGCAGCTTTTCAAGCGGCTTGCACAGCCATAACAACAGCAATAAGTTCAATATCAGCACCAGTTCTTGCAGTAGCAGCATTAATTGCTTTGTTAGTAGGAAATATAATTTATTTATGGCAGACGAATGAAGGCTTTAGAAATTCAGTAATTGAAATATGGAACTCTATAAGCAATTTTTTGAAAACAGTAGTAAGTGATACTTGGAATATAATAAAAGGTATATGGGAGTCATATGGACAGACGTTAATTAATAATTTAAAAGGATTTATGACATCAATACAAAATTTAATTCTTACACTTTGGAATGGATATATACACCCTATCATTAAAACAGCTTTAGAAACATTAAAATGGCTTTGGGATAAGCATTTAAAGGATACAGTTCAAGTTGTTTTACAGTTTATAATGAAGCTTGTTAATGGTGCTTTGGAACTATGGAATAAGTTCTTTGCACCTATAATTAATTGGTTATTACAAAACTTTGCACCTGTTTTTAGGACAGTATTTGGAACATTAATTGCAGTTGCAGGAACATTTTTAGCTGGTATAGCAGACGTTGTCAAAGGTATATTTAGAGTTTTAGGAGGTCTAATTGATTTCATAGTTGGAGTATTTACAGGAAATTGGAGAAAAGCTTGGGAAGGAGTTAAGGCAATATTTAAAGGTATATTTGACGCACTTTATGGAATAATAAAAGTTCCTTTAAACCTAATAATAGACGCAATAAATTTTGTAATAAAAGGCTTAAATCAACTTCTAAGCTTTAAAGTACCTTCTATAATTCCGGGTATAGGAGGAAAACAAATAGGAGTAACGATACCAACCATTCCTAAACTTGCACGAGGAGGTATAATTGATAGTCCAACTGTGGCAATGATAGGTGAAGCAGGTCCTGAAGCAGTTGTTCCACTTCAAAATACAGGCTTTGTTCAAGCCATAGGTCAAGCAGTAGGTGAAGCTGTAAGAAGTGCAATAGGAAATGCAAAAGGGAATACACATGATACAACAGTTGTTCTAAAGCTAAATGAAAATGAGCTTGGAAGAGCAGTAATTAAGGCGATAAATAACGTTCAAAGACAAACAGGAATGACGCTTATTACTATATAAGAAGGTGATTATATGCAACTAAAAATAAATGGGACACAAGTACCAGTGATGCCTAAAACGTTATTGGTAACGTCTATGGATATAGATAATGAGGAAACAACAAAAAGAACAGCAGATGGAACTCTTATAAGAGATAAGATAACAACAAAACGAAAAATAGAGCTTGAATGGGGATTGCTGAAGTGGAATGAAGTATCAGCAATCCTCAATTTAGTTAAAGATGTGTTTTTTACAGTTTATTATCCAGACCCTATGACTGGGAAATACGAGACCAAAACTTTCTATTGCTCGAACAGACCTGCTGGAATAGCAATAGAAAAAGGAAATGAAATATATTGGTCGGACATAAAATTGAGCCTTATTGAAAAGTAGGTGATAAGATGTATAACATATCGCAATTATTTAAGGATTTGTGTGATAGCAACAATCGAGAATTTGAGATGAAATTAATCGTAAATGATGAAATTGAAATAGATGATAGCAAAATATTTGATTTAGAGATAGAAAATAGCATTATAGCAGGAGAAACATATACAATAGGCAATTGTATTGCTTCGAAACTTGTTGTAGAAGTTTTAGAAGTTGAGGATATACCATTAAAAGCAAAAGTAATTCCCTATTTGAGGATAAAAGATAGTGAACAAACGAGCGAATGGCTTCAATTAGGTATTTTTTATATTGAGGAAAAAAGAAAAACACAAAACAGATTTGTTTATACTTGTTATGATGCTTTATTTTATTCAGACAAGAAATATATATCACAAAAAACATTACCGACGACGACAATAGAAATATTAAATGAAATAAAAACATTATTAGGTATAGAAGCAGATATATCAAATGTTAATTCATATCCTATTAATTATCACATAGATGGAACTATCAGAGAAGCTTTATCCGAAATAGCAACAATGAACGCAGGAAACTTTATTATAGATAATCAAGGTGTTTTGAGACTTATTAAACTACCTGCATATAATACTGACAGTATAAAAAGTTTTACAGGAAGTGACTATATCAATATTCAATATAAAAATGAATGTGCAGAGTTCTCAAAGTTAATATTTACAAAAGATAGTGTGGAATACACAAAAGGAGAGGGAACAGAAGAAAAGACTTTTAATGCAACCGGAAGGGAATATTTTATTAATAATCAATTTGAAACAATTTTAAATAACATTTATAGTTCCATATCATTAATAAAATATACTCCAATCAGTGCAATAGTAAAAGCTTATCCTTATTTACAGGTTGGAGATAAAATAAAAATTGTGGACTACAAAACAAATGAGGAAATAGACACATATATAATGAGGATTATATTGCGATATTCTGGTGGACTATCAATGCAAGTGGAGTCTAAATTTAAAACTAATGAAAAGGTTCAAAATACAGGAAGTATTATAAAAAGAGCTGAAAAGGTTGTTGAGCAGATAAAAGGTTTTACGATGGTGAAAAATGAAAATCCTATTGAGGTATATGATACAAGTGAGGTTACTTTATTAGAAATGCCTTTAATTTCATTACAAAGTGCAGACACCTCAGCTATTGATATAACAGCTTATATTCAAGGTACGGTTCAGAAAGATTTGAGCGAATTTGATATTACATTACAAACTAATTCAGTAAGTAATTTAAATTTTAATTCTGATGTTACATTAAATACACTACCACAAGTTACTACAATAAACACAGATGAAACTACACAACAACAGATTAATGAGTTATTAACACAGACTACAACTTTACAACAAAATATCACAAGTGTGAATAATGATTTGATAGATGTGAAAAGTAAGGTAAACACATTTAATCAACAAACTCAAAATAGTATATCTAAATTGATTGAAAACGATAACACATTAAAAACCTCTATTGTCAGTCTAAATAATAGGTTTAATGAGGTTATAAATTGTAAGTTAAGTTTAAAACTCTATTTAGATGATACTTTATTAAAAGAATTTAAAGTGAACTATACAAATGATGAAGATTATATAACTATAAAATATCTTCTAACTAATATAAATAGTGGTGAATACACATTGAAATTAGTTGCTAAAGTTGAAACCGAAAATGTTACTTTAAGCATTGATAAAGAAGGTTGTTGCTTATATATAAGAGCAGGGCAACGGGTAAAGCCTGTTGTGAAGGTGGAGGGGGAAGGTGGAGGACAAGAAAAAAAGAGTTATGAGTTACTTGGAGGACTAATTGAAAAAAGTATAATAGAAGAAATAATATTTATACCAAAATAAAAACAAAGTGAGGTGACATTATGCCGTATATTCAACAAACTACACCTATTGCAGTATATCCACAATATAATTCGGGAGGTTATCTTGATGAAGTACAAATTTTTAGTAGAATGAAGAACGCAGGATTATTACTTGACTGGATAGGTCAATGTGAAGTTGATACGAATGCCACAACTGCACATTATACTATAAAAAATCTTACGGATTTTGGTTTTGCTTTTAAAGCTAATAGTAGTAATGGATATATATATACCTCAAATCTTAAAACAAAAACAACTATAAGCACAATAATGACATGGTCGGGTTCTTATCCAGTAGATTTAAATACTACAACTATAATAAATTATTTTGTTAATGATAAAGCCTTTTGTATTTATTGGGGAAGTAATTTTTATTTATTTATTATAAAAGATTTTGTTATGACCGATAACTACATGATTGCAAGTGGAGGGTATCCTACTGCAACAAACACGGTGTCTTCAATAATAACAAATACAGGTACAAGTTCAATTAGTGCAATAAATTATATTTGCAATTCATCAAATTTAGGTATAAATAAAGGAATAAAATATAAACCTTTAATCACTTATCAAGGACAGTTAGTAGAAAGTAATTACAATGTTTATTTTGGAGCCTTTGAATTAGGTACTGTTATTAATAATGAAATATTATTCCCTATTTATAGAAATCCGCGTTCGGACTCACTGTATTTTATAGGAATACCATTATCATAATCTTTAGAATAGGAGGTGCGATACATGAAAAACAATCATTTACAATTAATCTTTGCTACTATAGGTGGGTATCTTGGGTATTTTTTAGGAGGATTTGATGGGTTTATGTATGCTTTATTAATTTTTATGGTTATTGATTATGTTACAGGGGTTATGGTCGCTATACTTGAAGGTAGACTATCAAGTGCTATTGGGTTTAGGGGTTTGTTTAAGAAAATCTTAATTCTAATTATGGTAGGTATAGGGAATATAATTGATAAAAATGTGTTAAATAACGGCAATGCCATAAGGACAGCCGTTATTTTCTTTTATATGTCAAATGAGGGTATAAGTATAATTGAAAATTCTGCGAAAATAGGGTTACCTGTACCTAAAAAGTTAACTGAGGCATTGGAACAAATTAATAAGGAGGGCGAAAACTAATGGCAAGGGTTTGTTTGGACTATGGACATGGTGGACAAGACGCAGGAGCAGTTTACAAAGGTAGAAACGAAAAAGATGACAATTTAAAACTTGGAAAAAAGGTTGCTGAAATACTAAGACAAAATGGTATTGTAGTTGATGAAACAAGGACAGGCGATAACACTGTATCGCTACAAGAAAGAAGTAATTTTGAGAGAAAGAATAATTATGACTACTTTATATCTTTTCACAGAAATGCAAGTGTACCGGAAAAAGCAAAGGGAGTTGAAACCTTTGTATATTCTCTAACTAATGTAAGAGCTAAAGCACTCGCTGACAAGGTACAAGCTAATTTAGTGGCCTTAGGATTTGTTGACAGAAAGGTAAAATCGGCTAATTATCATGTACTAAGAGAAACAAAAGCACAAGCTATCTTAATTGAAGTTGGATTTATAGACAATACAGAGGACAATAATCTATTTGATACAAAATTCAATGATATAGCTAAGGCAATAGCGAAGGCCATATTAAATCAATTAGGAATAGAGTATAAAGAACAGATGCAAGAACAATCTACAACAAGTAGTCAAGTGCTTTACAGAGTCATGGCAGGTTCATTTAGTAGCAGAGAAAACGCAGAAAAGCAGGTAAAAAAGCTAAATAAATTAGGGATAGATGCAACTATAATGGTATTTGATAAATAGAAACACCCCCAGCGATTAGGCTGGGGCTTTTTTTTATTTTTTGAGAAGGAAGGAAATAAAATGTATAGAATATACATATAAAGGGGGTGTTTGTATGGATAAAAAGAAATTATTTTTAATTTGTCTTTTTACTGGCTTCTTAGGTGGACATTATTTTGCGATAAATAAATACAAAAGAGGAATTTTGTATTTATTTACTGCAGGGTTGCTTGGGTTTGGATGGTTTTATGATTTAATAAGAATAGCCATGAGTGGTGATTTTGCAATGGTTATTGAAGAAAAAGAAAGATTAGCACGAAAGCAAAAAGAAAAAATTATGATTCAAAAAAAGTTAGAACAAGAAAAAATAAATGAATACCAAAAAGAAGGAGTGCCATATTGTCCAAGGTGCCATTCAACACATCTCACAGCTCAAAAGAAAGGTTTTGGAGTAGGAAAAGCTGCGACAGGTGCTTTGTTAATTGGTCCATATGGTTTGTTAGCTGGTGGTATAGGAAGTAGAAAAATCGAATTAACTTGTTTGAATTGTGGATATAGATTTAAAATAGGGGAAAAAAGATAATATCAATAAAAGCAAAATAGAAAGATGTGGTGTTATGGTAAAAAATCGTCTCAAGGAAATACGAATGCGTGAATATATGATGAACCAGAAGGTGTTTGCAGAGTTCATTGAAATAGATATAAAATCATTATCTAATTGGGAAAGAAACATAAGTAGGCCAAATTTAGAAATTGCTCTAAAAATAGCAAAAAAGCTAAACAAGAAAGTAGAGGATATATGGTATTTAGAGGATTAACATATATCCTTTATTTTTTTGACTAAAAATCAAAATTAATTGGAATAATTCAAAATAAATTAGAATAAATATATACCAAAGAAAAGAAAATGGGGGAGATTTCAGAATGATAATCGGAGTAGATTTAGGCAATTATGCGACAAAGACATCAGAAGGAGTATTTTTTCTATTCTTTAAATGGAATAGACAAAAAGATAATAATTGAAGATGTAGAGGTATATCCAGAAGGTCTTGGAGCAATAGAAAGTTCATTTGATGGTATTATTATTGACATAGGGGGGAGGACGACAGATATTGCAGAAATAGAAAATATGAAGGTAAAGAATCCTTTTAGCTTACCAGCAGGTACTATGAATTTATACAGTGATTTTATAAAGGTAATAAATGATAAACATTCATTAGACCTAAAAATTAATGATGTTGATAGAATTCTTAGAAATGGATTAAAGATATATGGAGAAGAAAAAGACATATCATTTGCATTAGAAGTTTTTAGGGAATATGTAGAAAAGATAATTAGCGAACTACAAATAAATTACAGCATAAAAACACATGATATAAAGCTTACTGGTGGTGGAGCTGTACTTTTAGCAAAGGCATTTCTTAAAAGACTGCCTAATGCAGAAATAGTTGATAATCCTTTCTTTGCAAATGCAATAGGATTTAAGAAAGTGGGTGAATCTATATGGCTATGAAAATTAGTGTTAGTTTTAAAGAGAATGAAAAGCATATTTACGATTATTTGATGACTAAGCTAAGTCCTTCAATATATTTAAAGGAATTAATATTGCAGGATATGAAAAAACAAAAAGATGAGCAGAAACAGTCTAAAGTAAAAATAAATACATTTAATTCATTGGATTTTTAATGGGGGTGTAATTATGTTTAAACTTGATATTATGATTTTAAATTTTATCAAAAGACTTATAGAAGACCCATATATACAATTAATAACTGTGTTATCTGTTTATATATTTTTATCAGCAATTTTACCGGAGGAGAAGAAAAAATGATAACAGAGTTAGTTTTAACAGGAGTAGCATTTTATTTATATAAAAATTGGGATAAAGTAGTTATAAGAAACAAATGGAAACAAATAACTCATTCAAAAGCTGAATTTACGAATAGACTTGAAAAGACATTGAAAATTTGGTCAATAGAAAGAACAGAATATGGCCATATAATAACTGTGGAGCTTCCTTATAGTTATACAGTAGAAAAATTAAAAAAAGATTTAGATATTTTTAAAGAGGGATTGCATTACAAAAGCATACAAATTGAAAGTGAAAAAAACATTGTAAAAATGTATTGTATAAAAGAGTTTAAATTTAAAGAATATACACCAATTAAACTACCTCCAAATAAGCTTCTTATTGCAGATGGATTAACAGGACCTATTATTGTTGATATGAACAAATTCCCACATATGCTAATTGGAGGAGATACCGGAACAGGTAAAAGTAGAATATTGCTGCTTATTCTGACCAACCTTATAATGCATTGTGATGATGTAGAAATATACTTGCTCCAGATAAGGAAAAACGATTTAGGTGTATTCAATAACTGTAAACAAGTAAAAGTAAATTCAAAGACTTTAGAGGAAGTTTTAGAATCGTTAAAAGAGATTGACAAAGAATGCAGAAGACGAGAACAGCTCATAGACAACATAAAAGGATTTTACAATATTGAAGATTATAACAAAGCTAATAAAAATAAATTAAAATACATTTATGTTGTTATAGAAGAATTTTCATTTTTAAATATTTCAAAAGGCGATACAAAAGAAGAAAAGCAAATCAAAGCACAATGTTTAAAACATATCAAAACAATTGTCAATGTAGGAAGGTCCTCAGGAATCTTTTTAATTACAGCTCTACAAAAGCCTACCAATGATAGTATCCCAAGTGATATTAAAGCACAGTTATGCACAAGAGTAAGTCTAAAAATAGCAGATGAACCTGCTTCAATTGTTATTTTAGGAAATGGAGATGCAACAAATCTACAGGAAAGAGAATTGATATGCAGGACATTAGGAGAACAAAAGGGATATAGTTATACTATTTATCACGATTTAATTATGCAGCATATTAAAGATAAGATAATTGAAAAAGAAAAAGTTAAAAAGTATGCTCCGCCAAAACCAAGCAATGTAGATGATATATTGAATTTGCTCAATGAAATTAACAGATAGAGATACTAAAATAATTAATTTCATCAATGAATGTGGCGGAGCAACAATAGAACAGATACAAAAATTATTCTTCCCTTCCTATGATATGAGTGCAAACAGGTTAAAAATTCTTGTTGATAATAAATTTTTAAAAGTTAAGATTCATCCGATATTGGGTAAGAAAGTTTACTATACAAAGAAAATGCCTTCTTTTCATTCTCTTTGCATTACTGATATTATGATACAGCTTAAAGATGAAATTAAGTTTATGCAAAGAGAATATAAAATAAAAAATAATTATGTAGATTGTATTTTTGTCTTAAATTCTGGAAAAATAATAATATTAGAGGTAGATATTTATAACAGAACAAAGGAAAGCAAAATTAAATCGGTACTTGAAGCATTGGAACAGACAGGAGCAACTGTGGAGGTTTGGATTGTAGGGAAAGGAAAGAGAAGAGAAAAAATAAAAAATGTAAAATATATTGAGTTATAAACCATAATATATTAAGTATCATAGGAATTTTAAACCTGAATTATTCACCAACCAAAAATTAAACTGAAAAATATTTATAAGAAATCTTAG